TTTCCATAGACGTTTATTACCTAGAACACCCATACCACGGGGTGGTAAAGTTGATTTTTCTTTTCTTTTTAATTGATCAAATAATCTAGTTTTTTCCCCTTTACGAAAATCAATCTCCTTTTGAGCTTTTTGAGCGGCTTGATGGGCAACCATTCCTTGTTTTGTAACCGTAGCGTATTTACTCCTTCTTTCCTTAAGAAAATCATCTTTAAATTTCTTCATTGGTTCCACAAAATCAGTCATTCCTGATATCCATTTCCGCTGTAATGGGTCATCACCTACTGGTACCTTCATTAAGTCAGATAAATCAGGTTCATCTTCATCTTCTTCTTTAAGGGCATTGTCCAAATAACGTTTTCTTTCAGGCCATATATCGGCAAAATTTGTTTCAGGGGCAATTTCATCTTTTGAATCTTTGATATCATCATTTACAAAAAGGAGTCTATCAATATTCCCTTCTTTTTTTAATATTTCTTTCATGTTTTTTTCGGTAAATTCAGTATTGTCTTCATTATAAATACAATTCGCATTTTGAAGCATTCTGTTTTCCACCTCTTCAAAATCATATAAAAAGGAAACGTCGTCTTTATATTTTTCCTTAAACTCTCTAACGAATGGTATTTGATCCGGTCCAACATCATCATCTTCAATTAACGCTTCATAGTAAAGTATTAAATTTTGGATATCAGGAGCATTCACCATATCAATTAAAAACCCATTCATCCAATTTACGGATTGTTTGTGTTCCCCCAACCTCTTCATTGCTTCCTTATACTCTGGTTTTTCTTGTGCGTTAAAGTAGTCTTCTCTCGATATTTTGTTAAGTTGTGATTTGTATATTGCTACACTTCTTAATTGATGAATGTATTCCTTTTCATTGTCATTGATTAATTCATCATTTGATTTAAACTGTTCTAATCTTTCTCCAATTTCGCCATCTAAATCCGAATGTAGATGAGGCATTATAACTAACGGTGGTTTCGAAAAACTTGGTTCTAATTTTTTTTGTAATACTTCAACGCGAGCAAATACTTTTTTAAATGTTGTAGGGTCAGGTGATAAATCTAAATCATCTTTGTATTTGATTGTTTGAAACCTTAAATTAAGATATTGTGTCCAAAAACCAAGTTCGGTAGATGTCATCTTTTGATCAAACCGGACATGTTCTTTTTCAAACCTAGGTAAACTTGATTCATTGATGTGTTTTTTATAGATTCTTCCGTAAAGGTTATGCCATGCATACATAATCGCCCACAACTCTGAAATGAATGTAACAATTTCTTGATATTCTTCAGAAATGAACTCCTTACTTAGGTTACGAAAGTTTCTAAATTGTTCCGCTACCTTTCTATATATCTTTTTTTTTGATTCTTCTTGTTTTTCATAGAGTATTAAATGAGCAATAAGAATTGGAGTATGGAATGCTTCATAACTACTGGGTAATTGATATTCTTTTGTCATATCTAATAGAGATTCCTTCACTGCTGATTTGGCGGCATCGATCGATGTTGACATCATTCTCCACCAATCATTAAAAAAAGCGAAGCTTGGTGATCGTCCAGGTCCTCCATCAAGGACATTTTCAAATTCTTCTGTTACTTTTTCTAATCCATTCGGTGTAAGAAGCTGAACACCTGGTCGAACCAATTGATTAACATATTTATCAGCAAATTCTTCATTAATTTCCGATTCTACTACTTTTAAGGCAATACGATAATCCATAACTTGATAATCAAGTGTTTCTGAATCAAGTTGATATGCTTTTGTCACAAATTCTTTCAATAAGAAAACAAGATGAACAAATAATTTTCTTGTTGAAAGAGATTGAACTGATTCAATTATATTCCCATAACCAGACGCAATAGGTCCAGCAATAGCAGTAAGTGTGGCAAGGGGATCATCATACAATTTTACGTTAAATCCAGGTATTTGCATTGCGGCTCGACTTTCGGCAACACCTTCTTTAGGAATCCATTTTACATTTCCTTGACTATCTTTAAGTTTATCCCATCTTTCTTGATAATTACTTGATTGACGTTTTAGAAGGTTTCCTTCCATTTCAATATCAAGGGCTGATCTGTAGAGTTCGGTTTGTTCAGCATGTTTCAATAGAATATTGATAAAATTGATAAATTTACGACGGTTAAATAATCCATCCTCTAAGGGGAGACGGAAGTCTAATGGAAGATGTCTATTATGTATATCATCAATGTAATAGGGAAATTTTGCCCCTTCCCCCCAATCAGCCCTTAAATATGCATAACCGATCACTGCTGTTAAAGTAACTATCTTTGAAATATCTTCTTCTCCTTCATCATCAACAATACCAAATTCAACTTGACCTCTATGGATACCACCGTGTAAATGGACTTCAACCTTATCCCACCATTCTTTGGGGAGATTAGGTATATTTTGGTTGACTTTATCTTTAAACCGATCAAACTCTTGATCTCCACCTTTAAGAATATATTTCATATATATTAATTTAAAATATTTAAAATTTGATTGTGATAATTATAGTATTATTAATAAACTTAATTATGGAAAATTATTCAAATTCAAAAGATGAAGAAAGAATTAAAATAGTAATCTATTTTGATAAACTAATTCAAGATATTATCTTATCAAAGAAAGTAGAACAAAGTATTTATAATTATATAATCCGTATGTGTAAAGAAAAGAATATACAACGGAGATGGTCAAATCAAATATTTAAGAATTTATATCATTCAAAAGTTATCTCAATCTATTCAAACCTTAAACAAGATAGTTATATTCAAAATGATACTTTCTTAGAAAGATTAAAAAGTGAGGATATAAGTCCAGAGAATGTAGGTGTTTTAAGCGTTTATGATATCTTTCCAGATAATTGGAAAGAATTATTAAATGCGAAATCAAAAAGAGATAAGATAAAATATGAATTAAAACCTGAAGCAATGACAAACTTATTTAAATGTCATAAATGTGGAAGTAGAGAAACGTCATACTATGAAGTTCAAACACGTTCTGCGGATGAACCAATGACCCAGTTTATTACCTGTTTAAAGTGTGATAATCGTTGGAAACAATAAATTAATTGACCTGATCAATACCAATACCATTTGGATTTACTTCAACAATTTCACAACCAGATTCATCACATTTCTGTTTGGAATTATTCGTTGGGATTAAAGTTGTATGGCAGTCAGCACAACCATAGAGTTCTTCATTTTTCTGATTAATTTCACTCATAATTTTTTCGGCATTATTGATTAAATGTGTCCTGTATTCCCATCCGCTCATTTTTTCTTTACGTAAAGTGTTTACCATACAATTTGAACTATAATCAGTGATAAAACGTCCATCAGCCATTCTTGCTGGGAAATCATTATGAAAGTTATCAGTTACCTGTTGAGTAGTCATTTATATTTATATATTATATTTTATTTTTCATTTTGAGAATTTATCCTTTGGATCAATTGTTCTTTATTCCCGGAAGAAGGAAGCCCCATTTTTTGACAGATTCCTCGAAGCTCTTTAATTGACGAAGTTCTGTCTACTTCGAGTAAACCTTCTTTTTCTTCTTTTTCTTCTTTTTCTTCTTTTTCTAGGTCAGTGTCTAAATCCTCTATGTCACTTTCACTCTCACTTACGTTACTACTTCCACTCGAGCTGAATCCATCTTCGGTCTCACTATATCTATCTTCTTCAATCTCGTTATTTCCATCTTTACCTTCAATATCTTCTTCATAGATATTAGGGTTTTCTTCTCCGCTATTAAGAGGAGGTGGGATATCGCCTTGGAACATCATACCCGCAATATTAGGTGGCATCCCCATACTCATCATTATATTATCCATACTAGGTGGAGGCATACGCTCAATTGTGATAGAAGTATTCATTGGAGACAATGGTTCTTCTTTATCACTTACAATTGTTTCTTCATTCATTGGAATATCCTTTTGAGATTCCATAATATTATCATTACCATTATTACCATTATTACCATTATTATCATTATTACCATTATCATTATTATCATTATTATCATTCGTTAAGGGTTCTCTCTTTATTGTTCTTAATAGTTTGATCTGTTCGGATAATTCATCCATACGGATTGAAACCTTTTTAAATTCAAGGAAACCGATAATTACGATACATATAAAGGAAACAGCAAGAACAATTAATGGTAAGTTCGATTGTATATGTAATTCCTGCCAAGCGACCATTTATATTTTAAGAATATAAAAATCATATAAAATAAACTTATGAAAATATAAAAATATTTTTATATTGGTAGATTATAAATAAAGATGGTTTTTTTTGACCGATTAAATGAATATAGTAGCACTAATCCTGAATTTAAAGCAATGTCCCTTGACATTTTGAGGACAATTACAATCCAAGTAGTAGCTCAATTATTATTTAGTATTAACAATCCATCCATATCTTTCTTTGATAATATATTTATTGAAACAAGTATTTACTTATGTATTGGTGTCGCACTGTTCTGGTTAATTATCTATAAATTATATAACTCATATTTTGAATTAAGTATTTAAAAAAATAAATTACAAGATATTATTAAATGGAGGGTTCAAAAAAACCTAAAAAAAGAGGAAGGAAACCAAAAAACATTCTCAACGATTCAAATAAAAAGAAAACAAATACTGAAATAACAGAAAATTTAATAATTAAACTAAATAAGAATATATCTGATAAATATCCAGTAGAATCTTATAACGATGAGGATGTAAAAAATGAAAATGTTGATTATTGTGAGAAGAGTGAATTATGTTGGAATTGTTGTCATTCTTTTAATGAACATACATATGGTATTCCTATGAAATATATTAATGGGGTTTTTTATATTTATGGAGAGTTCTGTTCATTAGAATGTGCTGCAAGATATGCTCACGATGAATTAAAAGAATATGATTTTTCTGAAATATTTTCTCTAATTAATCTTTATTCCAATATTATAAATAATAAACATGATAAAATTGAAATAGCCCCTCATCGTTTATTATTGAAAGTCTTTGGAGGGAAACTTACAATTGACGAATATCGTTCATCAAATGTTACGAATTATGATATAAGAATACCACCAATACTACCTATAAAACACTTAGTTAATAAATACGAAACAAATCAAAATTCAAGTAAAAATATGCTAAAATTATATCGTAAAGCCCCTCTTCCTTCAGAAAAAAAGAGTATCACATCATCAATGAATTTAATTATTGATTGATGGGTATAAAATATTGTTGTATTCCATTAATTATGAGGATAGAATATAGTTTATCTTTTTGAATGTATTCAAGTAGTTTTCTATTAAGTTCTATAGGACATTGAATATATTTATTATGTTCCATCTCCTTTGTTGAGAAATACGAACTTAATTTTAATGATCGTAGATAAAGAAAGTTATATAGATTCTTAAGTTTAAATGTATCTATCGATAATAATAATTGATAGTATTGATTCATGTTAAGATCTATGTAAATATCGTCTAAGAATGTGTATTGATAATTATAAATACGTTTTCTTTCTTTAATATCATCGGGATGAATATTAAAAACTTCCATAATAATGAATTAGGATTAAAAAAAAATGAAATAAACTTATGATTAATAGTAATCATAATTATTTGTAGAAGTTTTATCAAATGGTAGTGGATGATTAAATATGATTTCCTTATTTAAAATATGAGGGTTCTCTTCCCATTTTTTATTTAATCGTAATGATAAATTATACAATATTAAGTAACCTTCCTTATAGAGTTCTTTTACTACCTTTGTAATATTCATCATATCTTTTGATACCTCAAGATCATTATATTTAATAGCATCAATATAATTCCTTTCTTCTGCTTCGACACCAAATGATTGGAATATGTTTGTTGATATCCGAAGATAATAGAAAGCATTCTCAAAATATTGATTGTAGTTGTATAGGTCATCATTTTCAAGTAAGTCGATTGCTTTTACGAATTGATACCAATAATGCATACCACGTTTATAATTGTATCGGCTCATTTTTTTGTATTTTTTAATTTCATTTAAAAGACCTTCTATCTTATTGTTATAATTGATTAATGGAGGTGATTTCTCTTTATTATTTATTAGTTTAGTTCCTATATTCTCTTTTAATGATGAGTATTGATTAATGATAATTATCATGACTAAGATACTTACTAATGTTTTTGTTTCAAAATGATTTAGAAAAAATAAAAATAGTGAAAGTATAAAAATAATAATTCTATTTTTATTCTTAAGATCTATTTCGGTAAAATTAATCATTGATTAGATATATTAAAGAAATATAATATTATAGAAAGGAACACTAAAATAATACCAAAATATAATAAATTATTCTTATCTCCAAGATAAAGCATTAGGGCCAGGATATATTTTTTATAGTTATTAAGAATCGTTTCTTCTTCTCCATTCATTTCTTCTTCCAGGTTTATTTCATGTATCTTTAACATATAATCTCTTGAAAAATCACCAACCATTTTTACTGTATTATCAATAATTTCATTTAATGTTAGATCTAAGATCGTCTCTTGTTTCTTCTGAACATGTTCTCTTATTATTTTTTTAGTCGTCTCGGTTTCAATTTCAGAATACAATGGTTTATTTGTTTCTTCATAACCAATTAATCCTGGGCGAGAATCTGTTTCAGTGAGTATAGCCATTATAAGATTTAAAATATTTTAAATATGAGTAATCAAATGTACATTTCCAAGGAACATTCTTCGACAACAATACTTATGGAGTTCCAATTGATCAAGGACCTTACCCTCAACTGATTTTTTAATCCTTCCTTCTCCATTAATATTAATGTATTCAATATCTAAATCAGAATCAACTTCTTCGACTGATTTTTGTTTTTCATCCTGAACAGCACGAATAAAATGTGTCCATTTATCGCCGATAACAGTTCCACAGGTAAAACAACGAGGTGGGATGATCATTTATAGTATACTTTAATACTATATTTTTAAATTATTATCAAATTTTATCAAATGTTAAAATAATTTTAATTTTTCATTTTTTATAGTATATAATGTTTGTAAAAGATTACCTCTTCTCTGAAAAAGAGAATGATATCTTACTAGAACCATTGTCATGTATATTCAGGATGATATTATTAAATTATAAAGAAGAAGGGACTAAGATATCAATCCTTAATCACTCAATACAATATAATGAATCAAACTTTTATCAAGGTATTATTCGTTCCATAAATGGTGATACAAGGGAAGATTTACATAACTTATACAATCCATTCTTAAAATCATTTGAATGGTATTCAATCGATAAAGAGTATTTTCAATACTTTTATCAAAGATGTTATGATGGTATTTCTAAATTACTGACTAGTTATCGTAGGGGTAGCACAATACATCATACATTAACACACTATTGTTCTATTTTTAAAAATATTTTAGAAAAAAACTCAATTGAAGAGAAGATAGACGATGAAAAAGAATCCCCGTTATTAGATGAATTAAAAACATTCTGGAAAAATGAAGAATTAAAAATTATCTTTGAAATACTAAATTATTTAGATCAATGTAATGAAGAAGTAGAAAAACAAACATATTTTAAAATTTTAGACACAATTATTACTATGAAAGAACAAAAAGTAAGTAACTATATTCAACTATCAAGCACATCTTATAATTAACCTAACGAAGGAAAATCATTTTCAGAAGTAATATCAAAACTTGGTTCTTCATCACCTCCATTATCTTCATTATGAATCCTTCGTTTCATAATATTTACATGTTTAAACTTCTTATCATATCTTTTAGGTTCATAGTCTTCTACTTCATGGAAGGTTGCGTTGACCTCCTTACCATCCAATCCATACCGATCAAAAGTATATGTATCTAAAGAACGGGGTAGGATCCCTGATTCTAAATTAAATTTACCTAAACTTCGTATTGGTCTTTCAAGTTGAAAGTCAATATCAATATAACCACATGTTACATTAAACTCTTTTATAATTGTCTTCTTTAAAGATGAAATACTATCTTCAAGAGTACATTGAATATCTTTCTTGATATCATCTTTATTGATTTTGAAAATTATCATTAAACACTGGTTTAATTTAGAAAAAAAACTTTAAATAATTAATTTCCTAGATTTGTAGGGGGTGCTCCACAGCTTCCTCCACCTCTTTGTTTTCTCCCTCTTTTCTTGGTTGATTTTCTACCCTTTGTTCTTTTTTTACCCTTTGTCCCCTTTTTCTTTTTCTCTTCAATACGGACAGCTCCAAAAGAACCCTTCTTAAATGTCCAACCAGCTTTCTTTAAGTTTTTATTACGTTTCGCTTTTTTACTGGCCTTTTTCGATTTAAGATTTCCATATTTGTCTTGAAAGATTTCTGAACGAGTAAGTCCTCCTGTGGTTTGTTTGGCTGTTCTGTTCCAGACTTGTCTTCTTGATCCTACGCGTTGCATTTATATTATATTCAATATTTTTTTTAATCATTTCCAAAAATTTGATATTCTTTTACCCTTTCTTTTAATAAAACAATCTATCCCACAATGACTTGTTGGAGGAAAAGGACAAAACGAGCTGAGAAAAAATATTGGAAACCAAATGTCGTTCATCCTGAATCCCTTAAAGAAGTGAACCATGAGTTCATGCTGAAGTTTGATAGAGAAGTCATGATATGTGGTGGTTGTAAAGAACCATTTGATCTTGGTTCAAATGAACTTAAAATCCATTGTAACCTCTGTAATCGTTTCTTCCATTGTAAGATTGCAGGTCCATGTCTTGGAAATGATTGTTTGACAATTACTGGGAGCGGTGAAAAACATCGTGCGAGATATTGCTATGAGTGTGTAGGGATTATTTATAAAAATAAGAAGGGATGTCTTTGTAAGGATTGTTTTAAAGAATAACATTATATATCATACGATTGATTAATGAAAATATTTTTTTCATGGTGTCCATAGTAATCATATATCGTTGATAATTAAGATTATTGTAAAGTGATATGATAATACTCATGGTTGTTTTAAAATGTATGATTTCAGATGAATCAGTTATTTTATTACTTTTATAGGCTTTGATTATATCATAATTAATTAATTTTGAGAATATTTCTAATAGATATATTTCCCTATCATTTTCATGATTATTGTATAATGTTTTCTCAATTGAATCTATTTCATTAAGGAAAATAGAAACATTCTTAAAATTACGCAAGACCCATATTATTTTTTTATTCTTATCAGAGATATTCAAATCTGGTAAAGGGATAAGTTTCCTCTCTTTATGAATCATATTCTGAAATACCCGTTCTGAGAATGGGTGGACACAATATGTATTATAGATAGGGTTAGGATTTCCTTGAATTTCAGGTAATTCACCCTTCATAAGAGATAAATAATCAATATCTCCATAAAATATAACATTACCTCGTGTATCCATCCCCCTTCTCCCAGCCCTTCCTGACATCTGAAGATAATCCTCTTTACTAAAATAACCCCCATTAATACCAAGGAAACAAGAGGTCCTAACCGGTAAGTCAATACCAAGACAGAGTGTCCGATCTGAAATAACAACACCTATCTCCTTTGAAGAAAGTAGTTTTTGAAGGATCCAATTATATTCGTCAGGCATATTTTCAATATACAATCCAATCCCTCTTTTTAACATCTGAAATAAAGGGCTTTCATAAGGTATTTTAATTCCTAAGGTTTTTTTAATCTCTTTACGAATATTTCTTATTGTTTCAGCTTCCATAGGACGATTCGATTTAGTAAATATAAAATCCTTATGTTTTTGGAAAACATCTTGATAACAAAAATCAGGATTCATTAAGAATCCATTCATTTCACGATTTAAATTCAATGTTTGTTTCTTTCGTATTTCTGTTGTTTGTGAACTATTCTTTATGTCATTAATCTTGGTTTGATAGTAATCACTCATTATGGAAATATACGTATCTTTTTCTTTCGAATCAAATATATTCATTTTATTCTTAATTTCATATTCTGGATTCGATGATGTAATCTTAATGTTTGATTTATAAACCTCTCTCTTCTGTAAGTAGTCTTTGTATAAATCCTGTTTCTTTTCAAGGATATCATAATGAAAAGGATATTCTTCCATCTCTTTATTATCCAGTAATTGATAGATTATGTTAAAAACATTACGACATTCATTTTCATTCGTATGGAACATTAACATAGGGAGCATGTCTTTCTTTTTCGCTTTCTGAATAAACTTAATTATATCCTTATTCTTTGGAGAAGGATGGCTAAATTGATTAAATACTTTTTGAACTTCATTTGGATAATCCTCATTGAGTTTACTTAACTTATTCTTTAAGAATAATTCATATCCCTTACAATCATTCAATGTGATTAATCGTTTTGGAAAATAACTATCTGGAGAATAATCCTCAATATCATCAATTATATCTTCAAAAACCATCTCAAGTTTCTCCCACAATAGAGCAATATCATTCGGAGTAAATGATAATTGATTTTCCATAAATTTCTCATCAATTGTTTCAAAAGCACACATTGGATGTATTTTTATTATATCATCACCATTCCATAACCATCGTTGTTGATTGATAAATCGTTCATTATATTCAACGTATTTAATCTCCTTGTCAGGATTAATCTTTTGAAACTTATCCCTAAGGAAGTCAATATTTTTAACAGTGGCAGAAAGAGCTAAGAAATTACAATTAATCAATTTAATAATATTCTCATAAGTATCTCCGTCATCTTTCTTATTAAGGTTATGAATCTCATCAAATACAGCGTAGTCAAAATCAACTCCAATTGATAAAATCATATCTTCAATTTCATTAGGTGTTCCAATAAAAATATTTGTTTTAGAATCATAAGAATAATTACATTGATTATCAACTAAAAAATGAACCTTATAACCCATATGAGTAAAATGAGCACCAACTTGATAAGCAACTGGTTTTGCTGGACACACATATAGCACTTTCTTATGAAAGATACCTGCGGACATTGCTATAAATGTTTTTCCCGATGATGTTGGTGCTTTTAAAATAATACTTTCATTTCTATGAACAGATTGAATGATATTATACTGCCATTCATCAAACTTTTTCTCTTTTTGATTCCAATAATCTAATGGTGGTAACATATGTCCCATTTCTTTCATCATATAGAGTTGATAATCATAGTCATCAAGTATCTGTTCTACCTTCTCGATAATTTCATGTTTAATATTCATTTCTTTAAGGTTGAAAAAAAGAACAATAATATATTTCATATACTTCTTTTTGTTTTCCCAAAAATGAATTAATAACTTTATCTTAAGATCAGTAATTCCCTCTTCTGTTTTTAGTTTCGTTAAAAGATCAAATGGTTTATCGTCATCTAGTTCATTAAATAAAAATTCTATTTTCTTTTGATCATCTTCATAATCAATTTTTTGTCTTTTTTTCGTTTGTTCCTGAATAATTAGATCTTTTTTTTTAATCACTTTCTTCTTTCCCTTATGGTAATTTTTCTTTTCCTTCTTTTGTTTTGATTGAACCTTTACACTATCTTCAATCATATGCTTAAGGTTTATATTCAAATTCTGAGAGAGATCCCTCAAGAATATTGAGAAATCTTGTTTATCAATATTCTGTTTTTGAAGGGTTTTCAACATTATTTAACTATATGTTTAACACGTTAAGTTTTTAAATATTTATTTACCGTGTTTCATCGACTGGTTCCTCAGAATCATCGCCATCACCACTTTCATCGCCATCACCACTTTCATCACCATCACCACTTTCATCACCACTTTCATCGCCATCACCA